TGGAATGGGACATTGCCAAGTTCTACTGTAATCACTCTTGGAAATTTAAGTTCTTATCAGAATGTTTCTAGCAGAACATACATTTCTTATGCCTTCCATTCGGTAGAAGGCTACAGCAAGGTAGGCTCGTACTCAGGAAATGGCTCGACTGACGGAAGTTTTATTTATACCGGGATGGCTCCCGCTTTCATTATGGTAAAGCGAACTGACTCTGCTGACAACTGGGCAATGTACGACTCCGCAAGAGACACTTACAATGTTAGGGCTAAATATTTACTAGCGGATTCAGACCAAGCGGAAGCAACATACTCTACTGCTGTCGTAGACTTTCTTTCAAATGGATTTAAGTGGAGAGGCGCGGTTAATTTTGGTAACAATTCAAGCGGCTCTTACATCTACTTGGCTATTGCCGAATCACCATTCAAAACATCTAACGCGAGGTAACCCATGTGGTATAGCGAAACACAATCTTCAGTAATTAAAACGCCTCGCGCCTTGACGGTAAACGGCATCCAGCATCCATCCAATATCTTCAGGGCATGGTCATCACAGGAACTAGCCGACATAGGTATCTATCCTGCGCGTGTGGACGCTCCTGACAGCCGCTACTGGAACACTGGAGCAGAGTCCTACACTCTTACCGACGGTGAGTATGTCATCTCCTACGACAGTACAGAGAAGGATGTGGCATCTCTCAAGTCTGAGGTGATTGACAGAATTAACACACACGTTGGCTCTCTCCTATCCTCGTCAGACTGGCGTGTGATCCGAGAGGCTGATGGTGGAACAGCGATCAGTGATAACTGGAAGACCTACCGTAACGAGGTACGCGCTCATGGCAATAGCCTTGAGTCAGGTGTGGAAGCCTTTGCTTCTGTGGAGGCGGTGCGTAACTTCCAGAACCATGCGGTACAGGAGGAAAGAAAGTTGTCCACTTACGACGCCGATGGCGTAGAGACAATTGGCCCCGAGACTATGACAATTGATCGCACTGTAGACAAAACCTATTGGGGCTGGCCTACGGCTCCTGATGCAAGAGTTGATCCGTATCACGTTAGGTACTTGTAATGTCTATCGCTTGGTCTAGCGAATCAGCCAATTGGAATACTATTGCCTATAAATGGGATGATCAATTTGTATATCCAAGTGTAGCGTCATTAACTCTATCTGGAAAAATTCCTGTATCAACTACAGGAGTAATGATTTCACCAGATAATGGAACGCTAACTTTTACAACAACTGCTCCAGAGATAACTAAGTTTTTACTTACTTATGTTCCAAGTGCAAGTCTTACTCTTACCGGCAAAAGTTTAACATCAACTACAGGACATATTATAATTCCTGCAGTTGGGTCTTTAACTGGATTGGATTCGGGAACTCTTTGGTCTGCGTCAAGTTCAACTTGGGCCGCTTACTCTGGAACTTGGGCGGGTTCAACATCAACTCCATTGGTTGGCGTTACATATACGTTTACAATAGATTCATCTAATAATTTAGTTCTGACTCCTTATGATCCAGAATATCCAATTGAGCGTGACCCTAAATTTATAGCAACTATAACTTTGATATAATGAGCGAAATTAAAAAAGAAACTAAATTTAGTTGGTCTGATTTGTGTTACAAAATGGACCCTACCTTAAGAGCCCCAGAAAAAGCATACGTTTTTGATAACGGAAATAAAGTTTTTTATAAGTTTAGGCAAAAATCAAATGGAAATAGAAAAAAATCTTAAGTCTACATCCCACGATCACACTCTTGCTAAAAATGTAGCAGAACATCTTGAAAAGAAGTATCCCAACTGGCTTTGGGCCGTCCATGTAATGGATGGGCTTGTAGTTGTAAAGTCCATGAGATTGTCAGGAAACTGGGGTTTTGTTTTGCATGAAGAAAAAATTGATAACGATTACAAAGCGGTGACTATTGCGGGGGGAGAAATCTTGGAAAGATTTAGGCAAAAAACTGAATCATTTAAGAGTAGCGAAGATATTTACTCTGAACTTGAAACTAACAGCCTTGGGCAACTTAACGGGGATTACACTTAATGTCTTTGTACAATCCTAAGCCATCGTTAGAAGGTTCAGATCCTCAAAAAATGTCTTTAGACGAAGACGATACCCCTATTGAAAATAAATGGGTAAGAATTGCTAGACAAATTTATGAAGACTCTTCTGAATATTTAGATTCTAATATCAGGCATCAGTGGGAAAGGAGTATATCTTTATTTAACAGTCAACATCCATCTGGATCTAAATATAACACTTCTGCTTACGAAAAGCGATCCGCTTTTTTTAGACCAAAAACAAGAACAGCAGTAAGAAATCTTCAGGCTGCAATGTCTGTTGCTTTTTTTACAAACGAAGATGTTGTTAGTGTAGAACCAGTAAATCCAAATGATTCTTTAAACGCTGCCGCTGCAATTGTTTCGCAATCTGTAATGCAGTACAGGCTGACTAATACTATTCCTTGGTTTGAAACCATGACTGGGGCTCTTCAAGATGCAGCAGTTCAAGGCGTTTGCATATCTCATCAATACTGGGATTTTGAGGAAAGCAAAGAATCATACATAGAAGTAGATGGAAAAAACGAGCCAGTTATGGATGAAATGGGTAATCCAATGATAACTGATCAAATAACCGCTATTAAAGATAGACCAGTTATTGAATTAATATCTCCAGAAAACATAAGAATTGATGCTGCAGCAGAGTGGAATGACCCAATTAAATCTAGCCCATATATAGTTCATCTAATACCTATGTACTTGCAGGATATAAGATCAAAGATTAATTCTGGAGAATGGCTAGAATTATCCGATGAAGAATTAATAGCATCATCAGATTATGATGAAACCGATAATTCAACTAGGCTTGCAAGGCTTGATCCAAGAATGGATCCAAAAGAAAATGAGACAAGTTCTAGTGAACTTCAAGATTTTTATATTGTTTGGGTTCATAAAAATATTGTTAAAGTTGAAGGTGTTGATTTTTGTTACTTTACAGCGGGAACTGAGAATTTACTTACAGAACCAAAGCCTTTAAAAGAAATGTATCCATGGCTTAGAGACGGTGAAAGGCCATATGTTATGGGGTGCGTTAACCTAGAGTCCCACAAAATTTATCCCGCAGGAACTGTAGAACTAACGCAAGAGTTGCAGTCTGCTGCAAATGATATATGGAATCAGCGGTTTGATAATGTCAAATTAGCAATGAACAAAAGATACCATATTAGAAGGGATAGAAATATTGATCTTGATGCTTTGTTTAGGTCTGTACCCGGCGGTGCGGTTGAGATGGATGACCCAGACACTGACGTAAGAGTGGTCGAAACTAGGGATGTTACCGGATCCGCTTACGCAGAGCAAGACAGAATTAATATGGATTTTGATGAGTTACAAGGAAACTTTTCAACATCCACCGTTCAGGGTGCTAGAAACCTAAATGAAACTGTAGGGGGAATGAATCTTCTTGCGGGAAATAGCAGCACAATAGCCGAGTACACATTAAGAACATTTGCCGAAACTTGGGTAGAAAAAGTTTTAAAACAACTCCTAAGGCTTGAGCAATATTATGAAACCGACTCAGTAATATTGGCAGTGGCCGGACAAGCGGCAGAGCAGCAATTCGCAAGATTTAATATAGACGAACTTATGGATGAGTTGCTTAGGCAAGATGTTCTGTTAAAAGTCAATGTTGGAATGAACGCAACAGATCCATTAAGAAAAGTTCAAAATTTACTTAACGGAATTAGATCTTTGGCAGAGTTGCCCGGAGTAATACAAGCGCTGAATATTTCAGAAGTGGTAAAAGAAGTTTTTGGCCAACTTGGATATAAAGACGGATCTAGATTTATATCGTTTGAGGAACAGGTTTCTCCGGAAATACAAGAGTTACAACAGCAACTGCAGCAACTGCAGCAACTTGTTGAAACGGATCAAATGAAAACTCAAGGCAGAATGCAGATTGAACAAGTTAAATCTGAAGGAGATAAACAGGTCGCTCAGATTAAGGCTCAAACCGACATTCAAAAAGAACTTATCGCTCAACAGACAGACATCAGAGAAGCGGAAATTAAACACCAAGACTCTATTACAAAGAGAGGGGAACTTCTTCTTCAAAAAGAGGCTTTATTAAGCGAAATGAGCGACAAAGAGGTAGAAAGAGAATTAGAGTTACAAGCATCCGGCAAAGCGGGAACAATACAAAGAGGGCGTTATAATAAGGTTCCATACGCGGTAGGATAACTAAAAGCAGTATAATAAAGTAAAAATAAATAATAACAAAGGATACTAATGGATTATTACAATCCAAACGACATAAATGCGGAAACTTTAATAAAAAGAGTTCGCATTTCATATCAAACAAAAGAATTTTTAAAAACTCCTACTGGAGTGGCAATTTTTGAAAGAGCAATAAAAGATTACCATACTGGAATCAGGTCTTTTGAAAAAATGTCAGTTCAGCAATGGGTAGGTTCTTCAGAAGAGGAACTTAAACGATACCGTGAAATATCGAATGGGATTGCTACCCCGCTAAAAGTCTTACTTTGGCTAGATGGAATTCTAAATGACGGACAAAATGCGGAAGCAATTTCCAAACATAAAGAATCGGGAATTATATAAGGAAATTTAGATGAGTTCAGAAAATGCTACCCAATCGGATGCAGAAGAAGTTGTTGTTCAGGAATATGTGGAAACTATTGAAGAAAATGATTCAACTAATAGTGTTGAGACTTTAGAAGAAGACATTAATCTTTCTCCTAGAGAACAAGCAATAGAGGCGCTTGTTGCTAAACGACATGAACAATTTGAAGAAGAGTCTAATGTAGAGTTATCTTCTGAAGATCGAAAAGAACAAGAAATAGAAGTAGAAGAAGAAACTACAGATACAGTATCGCATGAACGTAATCAACCAGTATGGGAAGATAACGGGGTATGGTATACTACTGTTAAAGTAGATGGAGATGAGGTTTCAGTACCTTTTGATGATCTAAGATCCTCTCACCAAAAAGACAGGGCTTCTCAAAAAAGATTTGAGGAGGCTGCTTCTTATGGAAAACAAGTTCAAGAACGCGAAGCGCAATTGAACCAATATATTCAGAATTTGCAGCAAAACGAACAAAAACAATCTGCTACCCAATCGGATGTAGAAAAAAAAGTAAATGAACAGACTGATCCTACTTTAATAAAGCAGTATCATGATGCTCTTTACGAAGATGATGCGGAGAAAGCCGCAGAGTTGTTTAAGGCTTTGACAAACGCAGGGCGCACTACAGGTGCTACCCCAAATGTAGATGAAGCCGTCGAAAGAGCCATGCAAAGGTTCATGATGCAGCAGCAAGCGCAAAACCAGAAAGCGCAGCAGTACGCTTACCAAAAATCACTTGACGATGCTGTCAAATGGTTTGATAGTGAGTATTCAGATATTGCTAACAGCCCTGAATTGCGTTCTATAGCGGATAATAAAACTATTGGCCTTACCCAACAATTTCCGGATTGGTCACCAAAAGATATCTTAAAAGAGGCTGCTGAGTCAACACGACAATGGGCGAAAGAATCTCTTTCCCCAGAAAAAAATGAAAGGGCTACTCGCAAGAAAAAGATTGTGAAACAGCCTAGGCAAGCCTCAGCGTCTGCTCGTATTGGAGAAGATGAACCTGCGCCTCAAACGTCGCAGGACATTATCGAAGAAATGAAAAGGCAAAGAGGTCAATTTTTATAATTATTAGGAGGAAGTATTATGGCCGGACAAGTATGGTCAGTTAACACCTCCGGTGGTTATATGTATGCTTCTAACCTCAGTCGTCAACTGAGGATGGCAGTACAGCCTATTGTCAAATTTCGGCAGTTCTGTGATGTCAAAGATGCGGCCCATCAGGGTCTTCATCGAGGAGATACATTCCATTGGAACGTGTTTAGTGATGTAGCAACTCAGGGAACCACCCTAACGGAAACCAACACAATCCCAGAGACCTCGTTTACGATTTCTCAGGGAACGATGACCGTTACCGAAGCAGGGAACTCTGTTCCTTGGACTGGTAAATTGGATGATCTTTCTGAGCAGCCCGTTGCTGAAGTTATTCGTAAAGTTCTCAAAACTGATGCAAAGAAAGGTTTTGATGATCTTGCTGCAACTGAGTTTAACAAAACTCCTTTGCGTGTTGCCCCTACTGGTGGTAATGCTACGCAGGCGGTAACTTTGACAACTAACAGTGTTTGTGCGATTACCAACAACATTGAACTTGGTAATCTTCACGTTAAGTCCATTGTAGATATTATGAAGGAGCGAAATATTCCGGCTTATACTGGCGATGATTATTACGCCCTTGGTTGGCCTACGACTTTTCGTGCACTGAAAGATGATCTGGAAGCGATCAAGCAGTATGTTGATCAGGGTTTCCGTATGATCATGAATGGTGAAATTGGGCGCTATGAAGGTGTTCGATTTGTTGAGCAGACCCACAAAGCAAAGGGTTCCATTGGAACCTATAGCGGCGCTTGGTCTAACGGCAAGTCAGATTGGTGCTTGTTTTTTGGTGAAGACACCGTTGCTGAAGCAATTGCGGTTCCTGAAGAAATTCGGGGAAAAATTCCGGGCGACTACGGAAGGGATCGTGGGATTGCGTGGTATTATTTGGGTGGCTTTGGTATTGTTCACACAGCACAGGCGCAGGCGCGTATTGTGATGTGGGATACAGCAGGTTAATGGAGATAATGTTATGAGTTATAGTGATCCTCGTGCTTATCTTTATCAAGATAAAGTAACGACTGATTTTGGTGCAGGTACTGGAACGGCTTGGAGTTTTAAAGGCCCTTCAGGTAAGAAAGGAATGTTAAAGAACATTGGTTTGCATGTTACAGAAACATTCGCAGGAGATCAGGTAACTGGTAAAGTTTTGATTGGCACTAGCGCTGATCCAAACTATTACGGTCAGTTAGAAGTTACTGATGAAACTGCCCTGACAGATACCTTTAACAACCAGAACGACTCAAATGCGGTTCTTATTGAGGCTCTTCCGGCTGATACACAGATTGAAGTTACTTATGTTCAGTGTGTTGATACCGGCACTGCCGCAGGTAAGGGTAATGCATATGTAGAAGTAGAGTGGTTTTAGGAGGTAATTATGAAAGATAGCGCAAGTGGTAAAATGCCAGACAATGGACTTACTGAGAAGTCTTCTTTTGCGGGGGATTCAACTTCTTCGCTTGCTTTAGATAGCAAAGGACCAGATCAGAAGCCTATGGGTGTGGTGAAAAAAAGCATTTCATCTTCTCACGGGAAGTTTGAATTGCGTTAAAATAGCCTAGTGGCGGGAATAAGGGGGAGGTTTGTCCTCCCCCATATTCTTATAGGAGGATTTATGGCCCGCAAGTATATTAATGAAGTTTCGGCTTACATGTATGATGAGCCATCCTCTCCAAAAGAATCCTACGGGCATTCTGATGCAAGAGGGCGTGGTTTTTTGTCCATGAATGACATGTCTGATGAGCGATGCAAAGAGTATGTTCGCGCTCAAAAGCCATCGAATAACATGGTTAATGTTAACGGAAAGATGATAGGATCTTGGAACTTAGAGTTTTAATTTGAAACTAATAAAACTGCCTCCCAAAGAATGGGACGAGTTGACCCCTGAAGATGTAGGGGGTAGACGATCTGAAAAAACCGTATGTATTGTTAGATACGGAGGATTCGGAGACATGATACAAACATCTTCTTTGTTTCCTCAGTTTAAAAAAATGGGGTACAGAGTTTGTGTCAATGTTACGGAAAGAGGATACGATGTAATTAAATCGGATCCAAACGTAGATGAGATACTATTACAAGCAACTGATCAAGTTCCTAATACTTGTTTGAATGAGTACTGGAGCAGATTAACTAAATGCTTTCATGATTTTATTCAGTTGTCTGAGTCTATTGAAGGCTCATTATTAGTTATTCCAGACAGAACTGAAATCATTCGCGGCAAACCTGTATTGATAAAGGGAAGCCCAAGATACAATCTAAGCAAAGAAGAACTTCATGAGCAGTGTAATGTAAATTACATGGAAAGAACGCATGATCTAGCCGGAGTTCCACATGAGTTTCTTCCAAAGTTTTACCCAACAAAGAAAGAAAAAAAGTGGGCAAGAAAAACAAAAGAAACAGAAATAGGAAGTAACAAAGTTGTTTTGTGGTCTTTGTCTGGATCTTCTTGCCACAAGGTTTACCCTTGGACTGACGCCGTAATATCCGAAGTATTAAAGAAAACAAAGAATGTCTCCTTTGTAACCATAGGTGATGATCTTTGCCAGATACTTGAGGGCGGCTGGGATGATGAGCCAAGGGTATTAACAAGATCTGGAGAATGGTCTATAAGAGAGACTCTTGCATTTTTAGATCAATGCGCAATTGTAGTGGGCCCAGAAACTGGAGTTCTTAATGCGGCTTCTACTTTAGATGCTCATAAAATTGTAATGCTATCTCATTCTTCAAAAGAAAATCTTTCAAAGCACTGGAAGAACACTACCGCTCTAGAGCCCGACTATTACGAAGATTTCTGTTTTCCATGCCACAAAATGCACTACGGTTTTGACACATGTAAAAGAGATGAGTACACCGGAGGAGCAATGTGCGCAGTGAATATAAATGCCAAGAAAATAGTAACAGCCATATTGGATAATTCAAAATGAGTACATATTTAGAACTTTGCCAAGATATGGCAAGAGATGTTGGGATTCCCGGAGGAGGCCCTTCTAGCGTTACATCTTCCTCTCTTTCTGAAGAAGAGAATGCCATAGTCAGGCACATTAAAACCGCTGATCAGGACGTTCAATCAAGATGGTTTGATTGGGATTTTTTGTGGTCTGAGGCATCAATTACCGCAATTAGTGGAACATCAACATTAACAAGTTCAAACTCAGGGTATCCTTCTAGTGCGGGAAATTGGAAACTTGATTCTTTTGTTTGGAACAAATCATCTGATGATTATCAAATTTTAGAGTACATGCCTTGGAATGAATATAGAGAAGAGTATAAATATGGCTCTATTGATTCAGATACTCCAGAAGTCTTTTCGGTAAAGCCAAACAACACTATAGATCTTTATCCAACGCCTAACGCATCTGTTGTTATTTCTTCAGAATACTGGTCTACACCCACTATCCTCTCCTCTGATAGTCAAGTTTCTGCAATTCCTGCTAGGTTCCACAGGATAATTATTGCTAGGGCAAAAATGTATTACGCCGAAAATGAAGATGCTCCAGAAATAATGGTTAGTTCATTGTCTGAGTTTGAAGATCAGTTAGATAAACTTGAGTCAGACCAACTTCCAAGGCAGAAAAACAGACGATTTTCTTCTGCTCAAGACGCTTTTAATTTTGTAGTAAGGCCGATATGAGCAAACTCAAAAGAAGGGATGTTCGCCCAAGTAGGCTTCAGTCCAACTATTTTCCTTTTGAAGGCGGGGTCAATATGGTTGACCCATCCCTTTCTTTGCGTCCGGGAGAACTTGTAGCGTCTGATAATTTTGAGATAGACATTCGAGGAAGATACAGAAGGGTTGATGGATATGAAAGGGCTGACGGTCAAACTCTTCCATCAGAAATTACATATTACAGAATACCCTTTACTCTCGGAACATCTAGGGATTCTGTTTTTAACAGCGCATACAGCACCGCTTTTGATATGCAAATTCCATCTAATGGCGACATAGTAAAAGGAGAAACAAGCGGAGCGTTAGGGTCAATACTTCAAGTTAGCGTTGAAGATATTAATGGAGACTCTGGATCGGGATCTTTCCCCGGATCAAATGCGGAAGGTTACGTTTATTTTATAATTATAAGCGGGACCCTTCAAGACGGAGAAACTTTGCTATTTTTAAATAAAGAAAGCGCTTTTGGAAGCGCATTTAATGTGGAGTATAAATAATGGGAACACCTACAGCCTTAAGAAAAACTAGAGCAGTTTTAACAGGCACGAGTTTTGCTGACAATACTACTGGCGCAATTACAGCGCAGATGTTACGCCAATATGTAGAATCAGATATGGGGGGATATGCCTGTATAAATAATGCCGCAGGCGATGGTACTACCGCCACTCAAGCAATTGCAAACGGAACTACAGTAACTATTGATTTTTCATTAGGCTCTTCTGGGTCAGACGTATCACAAGATACCGGAACCGTTTCTTCTACAACTGTTGGCGCTGATGCTGATTTTGCAAACGATCAGATAAGAATATACGACAAAGGTTTTTATTTTGTCTCCTGCAATATATGTATAAAGCAAGCCGCAACAGCCAATATTATTTGGACTGCCATGGTTTCTACTGACAACACTGGCGGAAGCGCGACTGATACCCCTGCCTTAAAAGGAATTGAGTACATCACTAACGCAAATGATGTTGCTAATTTCAATATGAGCGGAATTATAGATTGCACTGGGCACACTACATATACTGATGTTTACGCAAGAATCAAGCACAACAACGGTAGTAGCCAAAACTTATATTTAAATTACGGGCAGTTGTCCGTTCTTAGGATTGGTTAATGGGTCTTTACGCAACTTCAGTTGCTTTTGGACCTCCATCTCTTAGGGATGCCGATGCTGATGCAAGTTTAGTCACTGAACTTAGAGAAAGAATTGAAGACCAGAGAAGCCTTATTACAGTTGTTCCCGGAGAAGGGTCCGTTCTTGGAGTCTGGGTATACAACGGATACATTTACGCTTTTAGGAATAAGTCTGGCGGAGCATCAGCAGGAATGTACAAGTCATCTACCACTGGATGGAATGAAGTTGATCTTGGAACAGCGCTCAATTTTGACGGAACTACCACCAATGGAGAACCGTCTCCGGGAAATACAGGAACCCCTACTACTCTAACCGGTGCTACTAGCGGCGCTAGTGGAGATTTAATGGGTATCTCATACAGCGGGTTATGGGAGATTGGCGCATCAGGATCTATGGTTTTAACCAACATCTCCGGAGTGTTTCAGGATAACGAAGATATTAAGATGCCTCTGCTTTCTTTTGATACAGGAAGCAAGGAGATCTCTTCTGGGGACACTATCACTGGAAACTCTTCTGGAAGGACCGCAACAGTAACCAGTGTAACTGTATCTTCAGGAAGTTACGCGGGATCGGATGCAGCAGGATACATATCAATCAAAAATAATAGCGGAACTTGGACAAACAATGAGGCTATTAATATCAAAGGAGTGCAACACGCGCTTGTAAATGGTTCAGCAGAACCAACTTCAGTTACGGTTGCAAAAGCCAATGGGTCAACCTATGACCAGACTATTTCTCCCGGAGGAAAATACGAGTTTATAACCTACAATTTTAGAGGAGAAGCGTCAGGAATTACCATGTATGGGGTTAACACAGTTGAGAAGGGGTTTTCTTGGGACGGAACAACTTTTATAAAAATAGAAACAGGTAATGAATCCGATACTCCAGAGCATGTAATAGCCCATACAAAACATCTTTTCTACTCGTTTCCAAACGGATCAATTCAGCACTCAAGTATAGGTGCGCCAAATCAATGGAGTACCATAACTGGCGCTGCTGAACTTTCTGTTGGCGATACTGTTAGCGGATTCTCTACAGAGATAAATGATGTAATGTCTATTTTTACTAAAAATGAGACATTTATGTTATACGGATCCTCTGCTGCTGACTGGAGCCTTAGAAGGTTTCACCAAGGGTCTGGAGCGGTAGCGTACACTTTGCAGAAGATGGATCAAACATTTTTCTTAGATGACAGGGGAATAACATCAGTATATACAGTTCAGTATTTTGGTGACTTTCAATCCTCTGTCGCGTCTGACAAGATTGATCCTTACATGCAAAAGAAAAAGGACAACGCTATAGCATCCTTAAGAGTAAGAGGGAAAAATCAATACAGGCTTTATTTTGATGATAAGACTGGAATTGAAATGACTTTTATCAATAAGAAGAACATGGGCGTAATGCCTTTTACGATGAGAGATCAAATTTTTTGCTGCGTATCCGCTGAAGATTCTGAAGGGTTTGAAGTATTGTACGGGGGATTTGATGACGGATACGTTAGAAAGTTAGATTCTGGAACAAGTTTTGATGGTCAGTCAGTTTCTTCGTTCGTAAGGACAGCATACTATCATTACAATACTCCAAATTCAAGAAAAAGATTTAGG